TCTGTTATGCCGTATGTTAAGTGACCGATTACAACGCCTGCACCTAGATGCATCTTCTTATCTTCTGCTGTCCACTCGTTAGCGCTAACACCAAAGCATGCAAGAAACAATAAAATCATTCTCATATTAACCTCACTGGTAACTAACAAAATCAATGTAGCCAGTTTCAACGCTGGCTCGTTTCCTCTACCCTAATCACAGCACGACCGCCTTTCTCTATTCCGCAGCGCTTAACAGTAAGACTGTCTATCTGCTCATCATCAACCCAGAACCCTGCATGTGTAAGGCCATCGAGCAAGCTCTTTAGATAGTTGTCAATATCTCGCCTGCGCCTATCCGGCATGTAAAGACAAATCTTAACTGTAAGCCGACCTGATAGCATTTCATCACTCAACACAAGGGATTGCATTGCCTCTATGACTTTCGCCCTGTAATCGCGCCCACGCTTAGTTAGAATAGCCCTTCCTTTGAAAGGCGTCTTCCACTGATTAACGCTTGGAGGAAATGGCAATTCGAATTCATAACTCATTTGATCACCATTATCTCTTCGTCGATTAGTATTTGCTGAGTTGACTCTAAAGCTCTTAGGATGTCGTCAGCGTTCTTTGCCTTTGACTCTGAATCAATCTTTTGGTGGCAGTTGTAACACGCAAACACAACCATATTGTCAGAGCACTTGATACCCATTCCTCGATTTCGCCCAACATGACAAGCAACGACTGTCTCACTGTTATAATTACACACGCCGTAAAGCCTTAGTTGGCACTCTCTACCGCTAGCGGCTTTCATTATTTTCTTACTTCTGCATAGTGTCATCGTAATCGCATCTCCGCCATCTTCATCATGTTTCTTTGGTGCTGGTAATTGATGTTTTCTTTCGCGCTTAACAGCTTCCATCGTAGTTTCTCTTCAATCTCGATTGCTTCCTTAAGCCCTAGCAATAGCTCCTTGTATCGGCTATCAGCGTAAGCGTATGACTCACGCTCTTGCCCTGTCTTGCGACCTTCTGATTCAGCTTCATTCATGAGTATCGCCTTAAGTGTCTTGCGGTACTCTTCAAGATAAACACGCTCTGATTTTGCTTTTGCGTATTCATCCGCTTGCTTATTGATAAAGTGAAGAGACTTCTCAATGCTTTCATTGCTCATCATTCACCACCGTAAATATCATTAACGCTAACATAATCAGTTTGCATCGCTCCTACTCTTCCAAATGGCGCAAAGTAAACCAACATTTGAGATTTGCTATTGCCCTTGACTGGCTGGCCTTTTCCGTTAAGAAACGCAATTCTAGCGCCAGTAACTGGCATGACAATCGATGCGTTTTTCTCGATAACATCAAACCACTTTGTAGAAGTGTCCATGTTTAAGATCATTGCCACTGCATAACCAGAATTTGACCATTTAACGCACTGCTTAACGAACGGCAGTGGTTTGCTGTAAGGAGGGTTGCACCAGCACAGATCGCCAATGTCAACCATACTATTAGACAGCCAAGAATCATCAAGAAAGTTGTCATCCTCGGTTAGATTAAATTCACAAACTTTATTCTCATCACTAGAGCACAAGTCGATCTTAATCTCTCCAAACTTGCGCTCTATGTACTCGATCACCTCTGGCGGTGTTCTCCATAAATCATTAGCCATCACTACCCCACACATCAAACCCACGTTGCTTGCAAAAATCGACAGCGCATTGATCGATCTCCCAGTCCTGCGTGTGATTTCTCCACTCACAATAGAAGCTAGGCAAAACATACCCATCGGCAGGGATTGGTATTCTCAACTCATAGCGAGAGTCTGGGCTCTCAGCTATCAGTAAGTTTTCGTATTGTTTGTTAGTTAGTATGTGCATCTCTTACCCCTTAGCGCTTAACAAAATAAACATCGAGCCCATCTAAACGCTCAGATGACGAGCACGGCGTGTAGATGCATTGATTGCACTCATCTAGCAGAGCACAAAGCGAGCACCACCCGCCCTCTGGTGCGTCGCCTTCTATTTCGATTTCAATTAATTCTGATTCGTTGATCACCTCTTACCCCTTAGCGCTTAGTGCGCATTAACTATCTATTTTTGTGTGATTAACTTGAAACTCGTGCTTAATTTGCTCGTTGCACTTACCGTATAGGTAATTGTAAGGATTTGAATCCTTACTTAGATATTGATTTGATAGCTTGTCAAAACCCAATCCAATTTTTCCTTCCCAACCCTCTCCGTTGCGTTGCTTGTCTAGTATAAGCATTGAATCTGGCTCATCTTTTGCTCGCTCTTCCCTTTCGTTTAAAGGCTCTCCATTTTCTATTGCTTGAATTGCTCGCTCTCTTGCTTTGTTTCGCCATATGATAAAAACATTGTCAGCAAGATCCGTTACTGCTCCAGTTCCTTTTACGTCCATCTTTCCAGTTGGCTTCTCTTCGTTGTCGCTTTTACGTGAGTGAGTTACAAGAATCACATGTGCGTTATGCTTGTTCTTAAAATCACAAAGCTGATCCATAAACTCTTTTTGACCGTCGTAATCAGTCTCGCCTATGCCGCACTTCATAAGAGAATCTATAACAAAAAGCTTTATTCCATACCTTCTGTTTGCATAACTAAATATCTCAAGCAATCTGTTTGCTTTAGCTGTTCCTGTTAGTGTAAAAAGCCACAGATGTTCTGAAAACTTGTTATTCATTGCCGTTATCTCATCAACTTGCGGCTTCATCATGCAACACGCCTGTCTAGTAAGTCTTTTTAGCAGTATCCCAGCCTTAAGCTCCATGGATGCAACACAAGTATTAACACCTTGGTCTATTGCCTCAAGCATTAAATGCCCTGCAACTTGTGATTTACCGTGTCCGTTTACTCCATTTAAAAGGGTTAGCTCGCACTCTCTAAACTGAAAGTTTTCATTTAACTTACCCCATGGTGACTGAAATATTCCCTGCTCTGTTTTGTAAAATGCGTCAATAGTATCCTGAAGGAATGCAGAGGCATTAGCTAACTCCTCAGGATCTAAAAACCTAGATGTTTCTATGCACTCCCAAATCTCATCCTCTGTTACTCCCATAGATAGGCATTCGTTTGCATCCTTGTAAGGTAGCTCCGCTATCCTGCACCGCTCAATTCCCAGCCTTTGAGCTATCTCGTTAGCCGCTTTTTGCCCCGCCTCGTCTGAGTCCATGCAAATTATGATTTCTTCGAAGCGATCCATGTTGTGAAATTCATTATCAATCCATTGCTGCTTGTTACCAGTACCACCGCCAAACGGTACGCTTAATGCTGGCACGTTGTATTGATGCATTGTCATGCAGTCGATCTCTCCCTCAACGATAACACAAGCTCTAATATCCCTTGGGAATGTATGCCACCCGAAAAGACACGGCTCGCAATCCTTTGAGGCGCCTATTATTTTCTTACCGTTTTTCCTTTCTATTCCAATCGATTTTATAAAAAGGCATTCATCTCCTCTAATGTATGGGTATGCAACACCGTCAACCTCTCTCTTGTTTTCATGATCCCAAACTACACACTGAGCAACTTTGAAATTTTTGATAACCTCATCCGTTAGACCCCTTGACTTTAAGTAATCAACATGAGCTTCACCTTTACGCAAGTTTTTGCGGTCTGGTTTAGAGTATTTTTTTGATGGCTTATTAAAATACTGTTCGTCGTCCTTAATCCCAAGAAACCTCTTTGCCTCCTTGATTGAATCGTGAAGCGGGATACCCTTAACCAGTGACCACAAGTCAAGCAAATCACCACCTTCACCACTCTGGAAGTCAGTCCACTTGTTTTTACCTCCAAGATTAACCTTTAAACTCTTACCTTCCTCACCATCAACTGAACCAACACACCACTCGTTTGACTCTCGCTTACCATTAGGCAATAAGTGCTTACAAACCTTGTCAACTTGAGACCATAATCTTGAGCTTATTTCACCAACTGTAATTCTCACCAGTCAACCCCCCTAAACGTCTCATCCACTTTCGTATCGCATTTATTTTTTGTTGTGTTCTGCATTCTAGCCATCCAAGTTCTAGCAGTTGCTTTCCAGTCTTTAACAGGTTGCTTACCGCGTTTCCATCCAATCGAGTCGTAATGGTCTATAAACTTCTGACCAACACCTGGTTCACCATAACCACGTTCAGCAAAATATGATTGGACTTCATCTGCATTACTCGGCTTAGCTTTGCTAGGCTTCTTGGTCTCATTCTTCTCTATTCTATTCTTATCTAATCTAATCTTATCTTGCATGGGTTTTTCTGACTCAATCATGACTGAGTCATGACTCTTTAATTTATCAATGATTTCACGCATTTGCGGGTTACTTGTCATTGATTTATCAAGTCGTCTCGCAATCTTTAAGCAAGTAATCACGCCTTGAGTGTTCTCAAAAAGCCCAATTTCAACGAAATAACGCATCATTTCTTCGACTCTTTGAGGTGTCGAGCCTGTGTTTCTGGCGATTATTCTCGCGTCGTGCTCTAGTTCAAATGTGATGTTGTCCTTATCAACTTTTCCGGCGACAATCTCAATGCAGTACCAGTAGAGGCCGTAACCCTCTAGACCGTAATCAAGTAAAACGTTTTGCAGCTTTGCGTCTTGATTTGCGTCTGTGTCGTGTTTAATCCATTTGATAAGTCAACTCCTCTGGAAGTTTTACTTCCAAATTATTTTTATATGTTAGATTTGAAAT